TTCGATGACATTGAAGATTTTGTGCAAGACGGCTGTGGCTGGCAATTCGTGACGCATTGGTGCGATCTGCCAGTTCCAACAGCATAACCGTTTCCGCCCGCCATCACCCGGCAAGCTCACACAGCAACACGCTAGTCCATTGTGCGGCACTGATGCGCGGGCGGGATTGATCACAGCGAATTGAGGGGCCTCGAATGGCCAGAAAATCATCCGGTGATAATGCACCGAAAAAAACACCGCCAAGCGCGAACCTGTCTCCGCCGTGGAAACCGGGACAATCCGGCAACCCCGCAGGACGGCCAAAAGGCGCGCGGTCGAAGTTGGGCGAGGATTTCATTGAAGCGCTGATCAAGGACTTCGCAGACGGCGGCGTTGAGGCAATTCGCCTTATGCGCGCCGAAAAGCCGAACGAGTATGTCAGGGCATTGGTGGCTATCCTTCCTAAGGAAGTGGACGCGACAATCGCTATGCCCATTGGGGATATGCTCGATGAGCTTGACGACTGATCAGGCCAAGCGCCTTCGTCGGCTTAGGGATGACTTTGAATATTTCGCGGTGAACTGCCTTAGGGTCCGCACCAAAGCCGGAACGGTGCTGCCATTCAGGCTCAATAAGGCACAGCGTCGATTGCACGATGCGCTGGAAAAGCAGCGGCGAGAAACTGGCAAGGTTCGTGCGATCATCCTTAAGGGTCGCCAGATGGGCGCGTCCACATATATTGAGGGGCGGTTTTACTGGCGATTGTGGGGGCAACGCGGCCTAACCGCTTCGATCCTGACACACGAGCAAAAGGCGACGGACAATCTGTTTGCGATGGCGAAGCGCTATCACGACCATATGCCAGACCAATTGCGCCACCCTACCTTGGCAGCAAATGCAAAGGAATTGGCCTTTGCTGGGCGGGATTGCAGCTACAGCGTGGCGACGGCTGGCACGAAAGAGGTTGGCCGGTCTAGCACGATCCAATTGTTTCACGGGTCTGAGGTGGCATTCTGGCCTAATGCTGAGGAACATACGGCAGGATTGCTCCAAGCTATATCGGATCAAGACGGCACGGAACGCATATTTGAAAGCACGGCCAACGGGATAGGCAACGTATTCCAGCGTCGTTATATGGCTGCTGAGCGCGGTGCCAGTGATGACTTAGCCGTGTTCATGCCGTGGTTTTGGGATGAAGGTTATCGCCTTGCGGTTCCAGATGGATGGAAGCCGTTTGGCAAGTGGGGTGAATATGCTGAGGTTTACAACCTAGACCCCGAACAGATTTATTGGGCTTACGTCAAAAACAGGGACATGGCGACGGCAACCGGACAGGGTGATGATGAGCCTTGCTGGAAGTTCAAACAGGAATATCCCGCGACCAGTGAGGAAGCGTTTCAAACAGCGGGCAATAGCTTTGTCCCGTCGCCTTGTGTTGCTAAGGCGCGCAAAACATCTGTGATTGGCAGCGGCCCGTTGATTATCGGTGTCGATCCAGCGCGAGGCGGTGGTGATAAGACTGGCATTATTTGTCGCCGTGGTCGCAGACTTGGCGAAACCCTGTGCGAAATTTGGGATGTTGATGACACGATGGTCATTGTTGGCCGGGTGGCAAAGATTATCCGCGACTATAGACCTGCCGCTGTCAATATTGATGTTGGTGGCCTTGGCGCTGGCGTTGTGGATCGCCTGAGGGAGCTTGGTTACCGCGAAGTGAATGCGGTCAATTTCGGGTCTAACCCTGTCGGGGTGGGGCCTACTGGCGATGAGCTTTATGAAAACCGTCGCGCTGAAATGTGGGATGCCATGCGCGATTGGTTCAACGATCCTGCTGGCGTTCAAATCCCTGACGTTGACGCACTACATGCCGATGTTTGCGCTCCGGTGTGGGGTAGTGGGGCAACGCGGCACAAGTCGAACAATGAGTTGGTTATTGAGCCAAAGGACAAAATTCGGGAACGGCTTGGCTCTAGCCCCGACCTTGGCGATGCTGCGGCTTTGACGTTCGCGGTGCCAATCGCTGCGCATTATTATGACGATGACGACGAAGTGAAACAACGCGGGCAATCGTCCGTCACAGGATATTAGGAGACACGACTATGGGCACGACAAACCTGAGCGCACTGGCTATCGACGGCGATATTCCCGGTGCCGGAACGCCGGTTAAACTGGTCAAGATTTACACGCCAACACTGACCCCGGTGTCTGTGGCGACGGCGACTGTGGCAGAACAGACGTTCACCGTCACTGGCCTGACGACTGCCGACACAGTGGTGGTCAACAATCCTGCGACGGCAACGGCAGTTGGTATTGTCGGCGTTCGCGTTTCGGCTGCTGACACATTGGCGATCCGCTACGTCAATCCGACCATTGGCGCGCTTGTCCCCACGGCTGGCATCCACACCATTCTGGCCTTCCGCTCGTAACATGGATGATGTTGCCGACGACTTGATGGAAGCGCCTGGCGAGGGTGTCGACACCAAGTCGCCAGAACATCGCCGTGGCCTGTTGGCGGGCAGTGAAGGCGATATTTCGCACATATTCTCGGAAACCGACCTTGCGCGCATCGGGCAGGAAGTGGTTGAGGATTATGAGCGCGATCTAGCCGACACGAAAGACTGGCGCGACCGTGCGGAAAAGGCGGTGAAGGCCGCTGCGCAGGAAAAGCCGGACGGTAAAGACTACCCGTGGCAGGGTGCATCAAACGTCAAATATCCCATGTTGACCGTGGCGGCGCTGCAATTCAATGCCCGCGCTTATCCTGCCATCGTCAAAGGTGATGAGGCGGTCGCAATCAAAGTGGTTGGCCGTGATGCTGGTAGGCCGATCATGGGGCCGGACGGTCAGCCGCAGATGCAACTTGGCGGTATGCCGGTAATGCAGACGCCACAAGGCCCCATGGTGATGACGCCGCAGGGGCCGCAGGCGGTGCCAGATGGTGCGCCTGTCGCTCCGGCATGGCAGGTGCAGCCGGGGGCAAAGAAAAAGCGGGCAGAGCGCGTAAAGGACTATCTCAACGCATATCTGTTTTACCGCATGAAGGGATGGGAACAGGACACCGACCAGCTTTTGATGCTGTTGCCGATTGTCGGGTGCATGTTCCGCAAGGTCTATCAAAAGGGCAGCGAATGCCGTGTCCGGCTGGTGTCGGGTTTGAAGTTGGTTGCCCCTATGTGGGCAGTCGATTGCGCCACGTCGCCCCGCCTGACGGAGATGATCGACAATCTGGCTTCATATCAGGTCAAGCAGCGGATGAAGTCCGGCTTTTACCGCGATATTGAGTTGGTTGAGGACGCGGGCGACGATGAGGAAAAGCCGCGCCTGATCCTAGAACAACACCGTTATATGGACGCGGACGGTGATGATAAGGCTGAGCCGTATGTCATCACTGTTGACCATGAGACAAAGCAGGTCCTGCGGATCGAGGCCAATTTCGGTCCTGAACAAGCCGATGATCCCGATGGCGATATTGACAAGGCATCGGTCTATTATGTGAAATATGACTTTCTGCCAAATCCTGACGGCGGGTTTTACGGCATTGGTTTTGGTCACCTGATGACTGAAATCACCGAGGTCATCAACACGACGATCAACCAGTTGATTGACGCGGGCACGGCACAGATTGCTGGTGGTGGCTTTATCGCGTCGGGTGTCCGGTTACAGGCTAAGGGGCAAACGTCAGTCAGGTTCCGGCCCGGCGAATATAAGGTGGTGGATGCGAGCGCGAACGACCTTCGCAACGGGTTTATCGAACGCACCTTCCCGCAGCCTTCAACGGTCGCATTCCAGTTGCTCGACATGATGTTGAGCGCCGCAAAAGACATCGGTTCGGTAAAGGATGTCATCACCGGGGACGCCTCTAACAACGGGCAGGTTGGCACGACGCTGGCACTGATCGAACAGGGGCTGCAAGTGTTCACCGCGATCTACAAGCGGATTTACCGCTCGTTGCGCGAAGAGTTCACACTGATTTTTGAATGCCTGTCGCATTGGGGCGGGGAAGCTGTAGCGCAAGATTATCTTGAATTGCTGGACGATCCTGAGGCTGATTTCACGGCTGATTTCAACTTGAAAGACATGGATATCCGTCCGGTTAGTGACCCGACCAGCGTCACGAAAATGCAGAAAATGTCGCGCGCGCAATTCCTTGGCAACTTCCTTGGTCGCGGCCTGAACGATGAGGCTATTTTCCGGCGCATGTTCGAAGCGGCTGATGTTGAGGATATTGACGAACTGTTCCCGCAGGGTCCGCCCCCGCCTAACCCGTTGGACGAGGCCAAGGTAGCGAGCGAACACGCATCGGCGGCAAAGGACGCTGCGACCGCGCAAAAGACTGCACTCGAAACCACATTGACCGCGCACAACGCCGGTATGGAGATGGCGCACAATGGTGACGGCAGAGGACTTCCAAGCATGGCAGGCGCACCCAGTAACCCAATGGGTGACGGAAGCGGCGTCGGCAATGGCGGCGGAATGCAAGGCGGAATGGGTAACCCGCTCATGGGCGGGTGATGTTGACCCGGCATTGCGGACTGAGCTTTTCACGCGCGCGGATGCTTACCGCGCTCTAGGCGAAACGACATATGAGGACTGGTGTGCAGTTTATGGCGAAACTCCCAAATCTGACTGACCTCGCGCCGGGTATCCGCCCGACCGAATATAACGTGCTGATCGCAGCAGAGGTTACCGAAGAAAAGACAGTGGGCGGAATTTTCCTGCCAACGGCGGCAAAAGAAGCGAACGACATTTCGACCATGCGCGGCGTTCTCGTCGCGGTCAGCCCGTTGGCGTTCAACTACACCGACCGTTGGGGCGATGGCGAAATGCCGAAACCGGGTGATGCTGTGTTGTTCGCCAAATATGCGGGGACGCTGGTTAAGGGCACAGACGGCAACGAATATCGTCTGTGCAAAGACAAAGACATTGCAGCGATCTTGGAGGCTTAAATGGCATATGTGACACACACCAGTAGTGCGCTTTCTGGCGTGGCTGTGGTGCCATCGGACAGCGCCACCATCGTCTGCACCAAGTATCTGTTCATTGGTGTTGCCGGTGACGTGTATGTGGATTTTGTGAAGGGTGGCACCAACGTCAAAATGACGGCGGCAACCGCTGGCGAGCATCCTTGGCAGGTGACCCGTGTCTATGCGACCGGCACGACTGCAACGGGCATAGTCGCCCTTTATTGAGTTCCCCGCGAATGGGGTAGAGTGGCCCGCTCTTTAGGGCAGTGAGACAATCACCATGGATGAAGACATTAACGCGCCGGATGGCGTGGCTGAAGATGTGCCTGTTGTCGATGAGCAACCGGCCCCCGCGTTTGATCCTGAGACGTTCGCCTCTGAATTGGGATGGTCGCCACAGGACAAGTGGCGCGGCGATCCTGAGGCATGGAAGCCCGCTGACGAGTTCCTGCGGGAAACGGTCACGATCAACAAGACCCAGCGCCGTGAAACCAAGGCGTTGAAAGACGAGTTGGCCCGTATCAGCCGTGCCACGGAAAGCATTGTCGAACGCACCCGCCGCGAAGAGCGCGATAAGGTGAGTTCGGAATTCCGTGACGCTGTTGAAATGGGTGATTTTGCCCGTGCTGAACAGGCGACGGCCAAACTCAACCAAATTGAGGCGTCTGCCCCTGAAAAGGCCCCGCCTCCAACTGTAACCGATTTCATCGACCGCAATAAGTCGTGGTTCAATGTCAATCAGGCTGCAACGGCTTTGGCTCAAGCGGTTTGCTCGGATGGAGCAGCCAAAGGCGTTGCAGCTGAACAGCAGCTTGAGGAGGCAGAACGGGAAGTGCGTAAGCGTTTCCCTGAACTATTTCCGCAGGCCCGCAAAGGGCAGGCGGCCGTGAATGAACAACAGGGCCGGACGGCCCGCACTGGCGGCAATTCACGCGCGAAAGGCTTTGGCGATCTACCCGCCGATGCAAAAGCGGTAGCCCTGAAATTTGAAAAGCAGGGCGTTAAACGTGAAGCATTTGCTGCTGAATATTGGAAGGAAAACGCCTGATGGCACCGAACACACGCACGGACGTGCGCTCGATAGACGAATTGCGCGAACGCCGCAGTCGCAATGCCGGAACGATTGACCGGACATATTCCCTGAAACTGGCGATCCCGGAAGCGGCCCGCCAGCGGTTCGGTGATGAATATGATTTCCGTTGGTTCAATGACGTTGGCATGAAAATTCACGTCAAGACAGAAATCGACACTTGGCAGAAAGTGCCAGATGTTGCCCCGCTTACTGTGGGGACCGACGACGAAAGGCAGCCGATCAAGGCGTTTCTGTGCATGAAGCCTAAGGAGTTTGTCCGCGAGGACGCTCAGGCCAAAGCGCAGGCACTCAATGATATTGAGCGTGGCATCGTCCAAGGGGCTGTTGACGAAACCGAACTTCGCGGAACGTCCTACGTTCCCGAAAACACCCGCAATCGCATCGGGCGTGGTTCTGCGCCCTGAGCGTAAAGGAATTTCAACATGGCAAACTTGAATGCGCCGACTGGTCTTCGACCTGTCCGGCACAAAAGTGGCGCGCCGTATTCCGGTGCTGTGAACACCTATTTTGTTCCAGCATCTGATGGCACCGCGCTCTATATTGGCGACCCGGTTATCATTGCCGGTTCAGCCGACGCAGATGGTGTCTCAACCGTCACCATCGCAACCGCCGCAGGTGCGGGGCGTGTAACCGGCGTTGTCGTCGGCTTCGTCCCTAGCCCCACGTTCACAACCAAGTATCGCCCCGCTTCGACGGCGGCGTATGTGCTGGTTGCCGATGATCCTGATATGGTTTTTGAAGTTCAGGAAGACGCAGTTGGCGGCGCGCTTGCCGTTACTGACGTTGGGCTGAACGCTGACCTGATCGCTGGCACTGGGTCGACCGTCACCGGCTTGTCCGCTTGGCAGCTCGACACGTCAACCAAGGCCACGACCGCTACGCTTCAACTTCGCATCGTTGGTTTTGTCCAGCGCGCGAACAATGAAGTTGGCGCGAATGCCAAGGTTCTCGTCCGTATCAACCTGCCGACTGAAACCGGCGCTGTCGGCTCGACCGGCGTTTAAGGAGGGATTGAGCAATGACTATCACGACACGCTCCGCTCACCCGAGTCTCCTTTGGCCGGGTATTAAGGCTCTGTTTGGCACCAAGTATAACGAGGTTGCCCCGCAGTGGTCGCAGATGTTCGAAAAGCGAGACAGCGACAAGGCATATGAGAAGGTGGTTGAAATCACCGGCTTGGGCCTTGCCTCTGCCAAGGCCGAAGGCGCGTCTGTGTCATATGACAGCGAAGGCGAGGGCGTTACCAACACCTTCACCCATGTTGTTTATGGCTTGGGCTATATCGTCACCAAGGAAGAGCTTGAGGACAATCTTTATCAGGAAGTCGCCTCGCGCCGTTCGCGCGGGCTGGCCTACTCGATGAAGCAAACGGCTGAAATCGTTCACGCGAACATTTTCAACCGTGCCTTCAACGCTTCCTACACTGGTGGCGATGCTGTTGCCCTCTGTTCGTCGGCTCACCCGACCCGCAGCGGCAATCAGTCGAACCTCCTGACTGCTGCCGACCTTTCGGAAAGCGCAGTTGAGGATGCGGTCAAAACCATCAAACAGGCGACGAACGCTCGTGGTTTGAAGGTGATGATCCAGCCATCGCGGCTCCTTATCCACACGGATGATGAGTTCAACGCAACGCGCATTTTCAAATCTGACTTGCGCGTCAGCACGGCGAACAACGATGTCAACGCGATCCGGGTGATGGGTTCCATCCCTGAAATCGTCAGCAATCGTTTCTTCACCGACAATGATGCTTGGTTCGTTCAGACGGACGCACCGGAAGGTATGTTGTCGATGTGGCGGCGCGAAGTCGAACTGTCGAAAGACGCCGACTTTGACACTGAAAACGCCAAGGCGAAGGCCACCATGCGCTTTTCGGCTGGCTGGGGTGACTTCCGCGCCGTTTACGGTTCGGCTGGCGCTTAAACGACTAGGGAAGGCCCCGCGCCCATAAAGGCGGGGCAGTTATTCAGACGGGGGCACTTATGCCATTTATCTGCGACCGCTGCGGCTTTCGTTATGAAAAGCTGCGCCGCGAATGGACGGGCTCAATGGTGTGTGACGCGGATTATGATCCACGTCCCGCCGATCACACCCCGCCAAAGTTGGGACCGGAAGGTTTGCCACGCCGTGATGCGCGCCCCTCTCCGCCTGACTATTTTGTGACTGACAACGAAATTACACCGGAGGATTTATGACGACTTCCGGTGTAACCAGCACGATCACAACCGCCCGTGACGCGGTGCAGTTCGCCATGCAAGAGGCGCAAGTTCTCGCATCTGGCGAAGAACCAACCGCAGAGGAATATGCAGACGGCATCATTCGCCTGAACGCCTTGCTGAAAAGCTGGGAGACACGCGGTTGGACGCTGTGGCGTCAGGACAGTGAGACGGTGGCGACTGTTGGCGGTGTTAACCCCACGACCTTGCCCGCCTATGTGTATGATGTTGAGGCCGTCCGCTATGTCGTATCGGCAACACATGAACGCCCGCTCACCATGTATGAGCGCGATGATTATCAAATCCTGCCGAACAAAGCGCAAGCGGGCTATCCGTCGATCTACTATGCCAATCGCCAACGCGATGCGGTTGATTTGGCTGTGTGGCCCGTGCCTGCGACCGTCGCACAATTGAGCGTCGATTTCATCCGCAAGATTGAGGTGGTGACGGACGGCTCTGAAACGCTAGACGTGCCGCAGGATTGGCATGAGGCGCTGGTTGCCATGCTGGCGATCCGGCTATGCACCCTCTACGGCAAGCAGCCGACGCCAGAATTGGTAAGCCGCGCGAACGCGTTGCAACGCGAAATTGACGAACAGGACCGGCCAACCTCTTATTTTCTGAGCGGCTGGAATGGCTGACCTCGCATTCGGCACGTCTGCATATTCGCGCGCCCGTGGCAATCTGCCTGAGTTGCCGCTTATCAATATGTTCGTTGAACAGACGCCTTCGCAGGAAAAGGGGATTGTGCTGCAAAGCCGTCCAGGACTGTCCCTGCGGTATGCAATCGGCACTGGGCCTATCCGTGGCCTATTCCAATCGGATGGCGTCCTAGGCGGCGCTGTGGCGGCTGTGAGTGGCGCGGCGCTGTATAAGGACAGCACATTGCTAGGCGCTGTGCCCGGTAGCGGCCCTGTGTCATTCGCAGCAGACGATAACGAGGTGCTGGTTGCCAGCGGTGCGGGCCTGATTAAGACGGATGGCACTACGGTTTCGGCTGTGACGTTCCCCGACACTGCGGACGTGTCGAAAGTCGGCTTTCTAGCTGGGTATTTTCTGGCGATCCGCAAGGACACCGGGCAATTCTATTTCTCCGCCGTTCTCGATGGCACGTCATGGCAGGCGCTTGATTATGCGTCGGCTGAAAAGGAGCCTGATCCGCTTGTTGATATGGTCATCATTGGCGACTTGCTGGCGTTGATTGGTTCGCAGACGGTCGAATGGTGGCAGCCGACTGGCGATGCGGATGCACCGTTCGCTCCGATCTCGGGCCGGGTGTTTATTAAAGGCGCGATGGACACGGGGTGCGCTTGCCGATTCGATAATACCGTTGCGTGGATTGGCGCTAACAACATCGTCTATATGGCGACGGACACGGCACAGCGGGTTTCCGATGCTGGCATTGAAGAGCGTGTCGCGGGCAGTTCGTCCTATGCGCTTTGGTCGTTCTTCTTTGAGGGCCATGAGTTCCTAGCGGTCCGTTTGCCCACGGGGACATGGCTGTTGGATGCACAGACGCGGCAATGGTGCGAGTTTCAATCCTATGGCGCTGGCAATTGGCGCGGGCAATGCGCTCCGCAGCACGGCAATTTGATTGGCGACGATACCAACGGCAGCGTTTGGGAATTTGGCAGCGATCACGTTGACGCGGGCGGTGTTCTCGAACGTCGCTTTCGTGCTGGGCTTCCGATGGCAGGCGGTTCGCTGTTTGTCGCCAACGCACGGCTTATGGTCAACGTTGGTGAAACTGGCGTTTTGACTGGCGACTATGCTGATCCGGTGGCTGAAATCAGGACATCGCGTGACGCGGGCCGCACTTGGTCAACATGGCGCTCAGCAGCCCTTGGCGCGCAAGGTGAATATCGCACCCGCCTAGAGTGGCGACGTGTTGGCAATTTTGATGATCCCGGCGTGTTGCTTGAATTTCGCTGCACCGATCCTGTGCCTTTTCGGGTTAGTGCGGTGAAGTTGAATGAGCAAGGTGGGGGCAGGAGCCGCTAATGACCAGCCTGACACTGTTCTACAGCTTCACAGAGGACTTGGCGGAGAAGGTGCACAACCTTGGTGCAGACACGTTGAAAATGTGCCTGACCAACACCGCACCCAGTCTGTCGAACACGGGCTTTGCGGACATCACCGAAATTGCGGCGGGCAATGGCTACACCGCAGGCGGTGCGACTGTGACAGTCAGTTCATCGGCACAGACGGCGGGTATTTATAAGCTGATATTGGCAGACGTGACCGTGACGGCGGCGGGCGGTTCTATCGGCCCGTTCCGCTATGTGGTGCTGTATAATGACACTTCGACCGGGGACAGGCTGATTGGATATGCTGACTATGGGGTCAGCTACACCATTGCTGATACGCAATCGTTTCAGATTGATTTTGACGCCTCTGCCGGTGCGTTGACGCTGGGATGACGGGCATCGCGCTTGCCGTCAAAGCGATACCAGTCGGATTGCCATCGTTCGGCTTTGTGCCGGGGCGATTGGGTATTTCGGCAAAGTCGGTTGCGGTTGGCCGTCCATCATTATCACTGGTTTCCAACTATGTGGTTGGATCGACCGTCACCCGCAAACGGCTCAACCGCCTGTCGATGCTCGATCAAATTACGGACATCAAATCAGGCAAGGCCACGGTCAAATTTCAGCGCGACTATCAGGCCAATGTCGAACAGACAGAGGCATCCATCAACGCGCTATTTGCCAGTGTGACGACATTGCAGCAGATTGTGGACCGGCTCGTCGCAGCTGAGCAATCGGCTGGTGAGGCGGTGGTTAAAGCCGATGCTGTTACGTTGACTGTTGCGGCACAAACGACACTCCAAAGGGTGCGTGACAGCAGCACGGATGCGGGCATTGTGACGGCTGACAATATCGCCGGGGTGGTGACGGTCACGGTTGCAGCCAATACGCGCTATTATCTTGCGCCACTATCCCCGGTGCCTGTGTCGGGCGGCACGATCACAAGCGTTCCCGCCGCGACAACGGTTTATGTCTATTACGACGATCCCAATCTTGAAGGCGGCGCGGTCACATATTTCTACACCGAAGACCCGGCGCAATCGGTGGCGACAGACGCCTACCCCTATCGCCATTCGCTAGGGTCAATTGCAACGCCTGTGTCTGCCGGTGGTGGTTCCGTTGGTGAGCCGACAACCCCGCCATGGTCAAACAATGCGGCGATCCCATGATAGAGCGGACATTTGACGCGGCACGTCTGAACAGCATCGCCAACCATGAGGCAATCCGGCCATTCATCGGCGGGGACATCACAGTTGACATCGACCTGTCCAACGCTGTTGCCGATCATGCCAATATCTTTCTGGCTGGCGAACATGGGGCCTTCGCATTCTCATGGACGGGGCCGGGGGTGTATGAGGTTCATACGATGGTATTGCCGGACGGGCGGGGGCCGTGGGCGGCTGCATTTGCTTTATCAGCGCGGTCATGGATGGCTGACAATGGCGCTAACCACCTTTGGACGCGCGTTGATCCTGAAGCGCATAATGTGCGGGCATTCACACTAAAGGCTGGGTTCCAGTCTGCCGGACGGCACACAATTGACCTTGGCGCTGGGCCGGTCACTTACGACATTTTCGATTGGAGGGCACCATGCCAGCAGCACTCATTGGCGGCGTAATCGCGGGCGTTGGCGCGGTTGGCGCGTCGGCTATCTCGGCAAAGGCGACAAGCAAGGCGTCCAAGGCTGCGACGGCTGCGGCAACCGATGCGACCAACACGAACAACGCGCTGCAAGAGCGTATCTACAACACCAATCGCGGCGTCCTGTCGCCCTATGTGCAGACGGGCTATCAGGCGAACAACGCGATGGCTGGACTGTTGGGGCTGCAGGGTTCCCCGACGAACGCGCCCGCCACATATGATATGACACAAGACCCCGCTGGTTACGGGCAGGCTTATGATCCGTCGCAGACTTACGCGGCGGGTGATTTTGGCATGATGATCGACAACGCCACGGGTATGCCGATCAACACACAAGGCTATGGCGGCTTTGTTCAACCAACCGCACCGCAGGCACAGGCATTGAACGCGCAACCGGCTACGGCATCGCCACAGTCTGCTTTTGACACCTATCGC